CTCACGAGCTCGTCATATTCCTCTGCTTCGAGCATCTCGTTAATAATCTGTTTGCAATCGTCATCAACAGCTTCATATACTGCTTCTAATCGTTCTTTAACACTGTCGTCAAACATATTAAACAGATCAGCTTCTTCTTTTAATTTAAGAGGCTTGGGTGGCTGCGAATATTCGACCTCGCTCTGTAAATTATCGTGCATGTCCTGAAGAGATCTGTGAAGACTCTTCATAGCAGAGACATGCCCCATATGCATATAGCCGCCTCTTTCTTTACTATATTCTGTTGGCGACATTGCTGCTTCTTTATGAGCATCAGCGTAAGTGCCGATTTTTTTCAACATATCTTTAACACCTGCATGATATGTTGCATATTGTTCGTGTCGAGCTGCTTCATCAAGTTCCTCAACTTCTTCAGCCACTCTCTTTGCAGTAGCGGTAGCAATAGCCATTTTCTTCGACTTATCCATACCTGGTGTCTCACGCTCCATTGCCTTCGCGATTTCTTCGCGTTTCTTCATTTCGGCTGGGGTAAGAGTTTTTTCACCGAGAATTTGTGTTAGAGTTTTCACTTGTTTTGTCTCATAAACAGCTTGATCTTGTTTGGTGTTATAACCATGTCTTGTCGTAGACCGATCATATGCCTTAATGTTTGAACCACGAAAGACATCATCTCCATTGCCATTAGCGTCGTCTGTCTTTTGAACGACATGCTTGTCCATGAAGCGCTTCTCGTCCTTTGATTTAGGAACGTACGAAGTAACTGAATCAGGCTCAATAGGAGCCGTTGGTTCAGCTTTGTCCGTCTTCTTTTCCAGCAACTGTTTCAGTGTCTTCATCGTCGGTTCCTTCGTTACTTTCAGCGTCTGAGGTTTCTTCTTCCGTGTCTTCCTCTTCTTCTGTTTCGTCTTCGTAGTTAAAATAATTACTTGCAATCTCTGCTTTCTTTGCACTGATTGCATCTTGTATCTTATCAAGTACTAAAGAGTTGAATGCAGCCTGAAAACCACTCGGACTCTCATCGTTTACGGCTCCAATCATATCTGCAATAGTAAATTGTTTATCAGTCATAATTCCTCCAATTATTTAGTTATTTTGATCACCAGGAGCTACGGAACTGACTCCGCCAGGTTGAGGTCCTTGAGCTGTTGTTTTTGCTAAAGGACGTGCACCGTCTACAGGCGTACCTTCTGCATCTACCTGCATCTGGTATAGGGGATCCTTCATCTCTTTTTTCACTTGCTTATTCATCTCATCGATATCATCTTCTGTTTGATACAGAACATGCTTACGTACCCAATCATTAGAGAAATATCGACCAATGTATGGTTCCATTGTCTGCAAAGAAGTAAGACGGTCGCGAAGAATCAATGCATTCTTCTGCTCTTCATAAAAATTGTCCTTCGCATAATTGAAGGTGACTTTGTTCTGTATTTGTTCCCACTCTTCAATAGTCATTATGTTTTTTAACACTAATTGTTTCGAGAGAGCTTCAAGAAATAAATGATTAAACCTTGTTCTTACTCTATCAATAAATTTAGCAAACTTCATCTCGTCACGAGAGATCTGAGCATCTTGGTTGCCCAGCATAAATGTGTTATCTGATTGAAGACGTGATGTTGGAACATTCAACGACTCGTACAGCTTCTTTTGAAAGTATTCAACGTCTTGTAACTCTCCAAGGTTTTGACCAGCCGGAAGAGTTGAAATCTCCGTACCTCTGCTACCTTCTCGTCTTGGGAACCAATAGTCTTCTAACATTGTCATAAATTTACGGTCATCGCGTATCTCACCTGTGGATGAGTCATATACGATCTTGTTTTTATGACGGATCATCATATCGCGTAGGTACTGCTCTGCTTTCATTTTTGGCAGATTACCAACATCAATATAAAATATACGACGCTCTGGTGCTCTTGATATTCTGTATATGACAGTAGCGTCTTCTAATGCTCTAAGCTGATTCAGTGGTTTAATTGCTTTATGAAGATGTGACAAAACAAGTGTGCTGTTCGTGTCAGTGAGACCTGACGTGACGTGAACGATACTGTCGAGTGCAATCTTTAATCCTTGCACATTACTGGCAGTACCAACTTCACCGGCTTTGTTCTGGAATCCTTTTTCATTGTATATGAAGTATTCTTGTACAACTTCTGTCTGCGATGTAACAGAGTTTTTGTTACGACGACGTGTGACTTCACGTACTTTTCGCAGCTTGCGTGGGTCAATATACCGTAGCTCTTTGATACCATCGCCTGGTTTTGTAACGTCAATCACAACGTGATAGTACATTCGCCCATCAACATACCATCTACGAAATAGATCAAATCCCGTCTTTTCAAAACTTAATAAATCAAGAACATTTTCAAATTCTTGCGTTATTAGTTTTTTAATGTTGGGTGATAGTTTTGTTTCTTCCAGATCAATACTAACTATATCTTGATCTGGATCATTAATGATTGCTTCATTGACAACATCATCAACGGCACGCTCGACCTCAGGGTGCTGTGACATTTCTCTATATTTGGTAACAAGTTCAGCCTCTGTACGTGCTGCGCCTTGCAAATCAATGTACGTACCATACGCACCACCTGCAGCAACAACAACAGCACCATCGTCTGTGACTTCAGGTGCAAATGTTGGTTGCTGTTTTTGTTCAACTTCTGGATCGACCTTACGACGGATCTCAAATCCAAACAGGTTTGCCATAACTACTCCATTAAAGAAGAGAGCGACTGACGTCGCTCATCCTCTGTTAGGCGCCACCGGCTGTGCCAGTGATACCGCCACTCACTTCCCACCAGTCATACTGGAAGGTAACCTGAAACTCTTCAATCGAATCTGTATCGGCCCAGTTCAAATCAATTGACGAAACAGACGAAGGATAGATGCCATTAAATTTATACGAACGAATAGGAACACCAGTTTTCGAAAACTGAGTAACTTCCGCTGTCGATTTATATAGTAGAGGTGCAGCAGCACCAAAAGATCTCAGATTACCCTGTAACGAATTAATTCTGTTTGACCATTCTTCCATAGCATTACGAATAAGGAAATCTTCATCATTGATGATTGTGACTGACCAATCACCGAAGGTTCTGTCACCAGCTAGCCTTACTTTACGACCAAAGTAAGGCACTTCGATAGTACCCAGTGTCGATTCTGGAATCTGTGCTGCGCGTACCATAAAAGGTACCTTAATGTCAGCAACACTGTTTGCAGGATTACTAAAAGTCACCTGGAAAAGGGAGCCACGTGCTCCCCCCAGTGTTAGCTGACTTCTAATTTCATTTACGTTGAATGCCATGTTTGTTCTCCTTTGTTCTTATTTATTATTAAAACTGACCGACGACTTCGGAGAACTCAACACCCGTTCTTACTGCAATAAAGTTGAGCTGGATAAAGTTAATACTACGAGCTGGCTTAATATAGATGTCACCTATAAACTCATTACGGTCGATAACTTCACCTGTATTATTCGTAGTGTCGCACACGACTTTGAAATCATAGATGCCACGACGACCTTGTACATCACGCAGGAACGGTTCTACGAGATTACGGAATTGTGCTCGTGTAAACTCATCGTTAAACTCAAACAATGTGAATTTAGCAGCGGTCGCAATAGCTTTTTCTAGTACGATGAAGAGGCGACGAACATTAATGCGATCAAAAGCGCTTGGTTTCGAAAGTAGTGTCTTGTCGCCGTACAGAATGGTACCTTGACCAGGGAACGTAACAACTGGATTAACACCAGCCTTATACAGGATGTCACGAGCAGCTTGTCTTGGATTGAATGCTAGCTTAACGATATTCTTAATTTGGCCTCTGTTAAAGCCAGCTGGCGAGAACCACGCATCCCTTGTTTCATCTGTACGAACACACAAACCAGCTGTGTCGCCGTTCAGCGGAATCCAACGATATATATCGTTGTATTTGTCATATTGATATTTGTAGCCCGAATCGAGAACAGCATAAGATGTGCTACGCAGCTCATCACGGAACTCAACGATATCATCTGCTTCATCTCCAGCGTTGTTAACAACATCGTCTTTATCTGGAGATACAAACACAACGCAGTCTTTACGCTTTTCAGCAACATTGTCGATCAAGTAATTAGCAATTTGTTCACCATGCGTACCACCACGCGACTTGCCTGTAAGGATTAACGATACATCGACATCCTCAGCAGATGCATAAAGATCGTATCCACCTAAGACAACACCGAGAGAAATGTTTGCCTCTGTATCCCCATCACGGCCACCTTGGAAAGAAAGCGTGACAGGTTTTGTTGCTGATGGATCAGCAAGTGTCGCTGCTGTTCCGTTCGCTGCACCAGTTAGATGATTCAGAACCCAGATGTAAGCAGACGACTGATCGATAACTGTTTTATAATAGTTTGCAGATCCATCTTCTGTTTTTGCATCACTTGCTCGAGATACACTACGGAACACTTCCAGGATTGTACCTGGAACACCTGTGAATTCACCGTCTTCGTCTGCAACGATAACATGCAGTTCGTCATCCGCGCTTGTGTTACCAAACGAGGCCTGATAGGTAGATTGACCAGGTGCTGTATCAACTGCGTTCCAGTATTCCCACTTACGTGTCAACGTGCTCGAGCTGACGTTTTGAGATAACCCATATACGTCCTCAAACGACACTGCAAACGATGCAACTGTGGCTGAGTTTGAAACCGCGCCGACACTTGTTACACGCATGTATTGGATTCCGACTGTACTGTTTCCTGCTTCAACAATATCACCAACCGTGATCCCACTGGAGATCGTTGTTGCATATGCGACTGTGTTTGCAATTGTTCCACTAGAGCCAACAGTAATAGAAACAGTTGCACTGTTGCTACCAATAACATAAGCAACATTACTTACTACACTAATGTAGTCTGCTGTACCGTTGTTTGCAAGATTATACGTTTTTGAATAGGCATCGGAGCTTGGGCAAACAGAAATCTTCAACGAATTACCTAGCTTACCTGGCCATCTAGCAATATATTTAACATCTGTATCGCCAGAATTCTGAATAGTATCCGATTCTGCATCCCAGTAATCTTCATTTTTAACAACATACAGAGCATTGTCGGTTGATGTGTCGCCATTGGCATCCGACCAATCAGAAACATTAGCCGAGTTAGCGATCGCGTTACGACATACAGTATTGGAGTTCGTTGATGTTGTATTTGCAACACGTGTTATGTACAGTTTATTTCCATACGCAAGAAAATTTGCTGCTGTAAAAAATGTTTCTGCGTTATGATTTGTAGGCTTTCCGAATCTAGCAACTAAATTGATCTCTGAAAATTTCAGTGACGTTTACGCCAGGACTGACTTGAAATGGCATGACTATTCTCCCCTCTGAGGTTTTTTATTTGTAAAGATTAAGATAATCGATGGTATTTATAATTTTGGGGATTCTAATTTTAGTGGAACGCGGCGTCATGCTTTGACATCATTCGTGCGTCAAAGTCATCATCGCCAGCAAAAATCCATGAATCGTCGTTCTTCTTCGCTGCAATTACTAGCAGGTCTACTGCTTCGCCTCTATCAATAATACCGATAGGCATCATACTTTCTTCTAACGCGGTCTCTGTTTCTTCTTCTAACTTCTGTCGTAAATCAACACTTGTTAATTCCTTGACATATGTTTGTCCCATTGCCCACGCAAATAGAACACA